GTATGGATCTATCATTAATAGATACATACTTGACAATATACTATCAATTCTTTTCTTGATAGCATCCGTGTTATTAGTCTGTAGAATCATACAAACTAATAATATATCATCCTTAGATAAATCTTCTAAGGTTGAATAATTCTTACAAACCTCCCAAAAGGTTTGGTAAGTTCTCTCAACATCTTGCTTTAAAATGCTAAGTTTGTTATCATGGGAAATGATAGATTGATCATCTATGAACTCCATGAATGGCTTTAATTCACTTGATAAGTGAATTAAGGTTTTAATGTTATTGTCGTAAGGTTTATTACTCAATAACTTGTTGCTAGCAGCATAGATAATACTATGTGTCAGCAAGCATTGCACAATAGCGATATCATCGGTACTGTGTCCGCTTATTAGTCGATCAGTTTTTTGCTTGAACGACTCTTTGAATATACCAGGTACATTTAAATGTACCATGATATCAATTATGGGCGAATAGTATTCACTATCAAACCCATCCATCTGTTCAAGGAAGAATTTCATTTCCTCGACAGACCATTGTTCAGCTCTATGGATTGAATACCATGCAGCTAAAGCAATATAGTTATTGAATTTGTTTTCAGTAACTAAAAGTTTTGTTGGAATAGGTGTTAACTCTATCCCATCAAGTAAAAGGTATTTTGCAAATTCTGCAATTTTTACCATACGATCAGGATTATCTGGGTTATACAGATATCCTTTGCTTAGATTGCATTCGACGTTAGCCGATGCCATCAATCTTTGATACAGAAATGGTATAACATATTCTGGATCATTTATGGTTAGTAGACCATCGTCTCCTAAACATCTATAGGCCTTGTCAGGTGGGATTTCCACTTCTGCAAGTCTCAGTGTCGTTAGCATTATAACATGATGTTCTAACGCAAAAGACGGAAACGAGCTTAAAAAGCCCTGTGGTTGCCCATTAGAGAAAGAGAATTTAATCTCTTTTCTATTATTAATTATGACTGTTTCAGAAGTCATAATTTTCAGCCAATCGTTAGATAATTCTAAACGATTTTCATGTGAATTGAAGATTA